CCATCTTATGAGACCATGGCATACGGAAACCACTTCCTTTAGACTTTCTTCTAATATCACCATATACAGATGAATCTATTATTTCATTCCAATCTACAGATCCTTTTGCTTTTGAGAGAGCTACCAAAATATGTTCTCTAAGAGCCACAGCTGATGACTGATCAACTACGTACCCCGACCAGTTCAGATGTACACCAGTTTTAATAAGTTCACCCGATTTTTTAGGGGGGGAAACGGATATAAGACATTCTTTACCACCATGGCGTTTCACTTTATCACAGATGACTTTACAGATATCTTGAATCTCCTCTAGGGTTAGGGATCTCTCATCCTTATAGTCAATGTCAACGAAGAAATTGTAGGTTTCCGTCTTTTGTTCCACGACGTAAAGTTTTTCTCCATTCTTCACAGCTTCTATGTACTTTTCATAGAAGTCATTCAATTTATCGAATGGCACGGAAAGGACACCACCGTCCATGAGCACATGCGATAAGTTGGTTGCATTGTTGAAATTGTTGTGGTTACACCACTTCTTAAACATACCTTATTATTGATCTTCTTCTCTAAACCATCTCACACAAGAGACGTCGTGATATTCCTGGTTCTGAGAAATTTCCTTCTTAAAAGTTAAAAGTTCATACACAGTTTTCTTTTCATTCTCTTTCGCCCATATATCCACTTCTTCATCACAAAATCCTCTGTTTTTCTTCAAAAGTTCTCTAATCTGTAGAAGGATGTAAGCCTTTGACTTCATTCTATTTAATAGAGAAGGTTTTTCTATTGAGAGAAGTCACACACGAATAAAACTTTGGATTTTTCAAAACATTGTCAATTATAAGTTTCCACTGTCTACGTGAATTGAAATCCTCGAGTGTATCAAAACTCATATAATCATTTTCATCATAGGTCTTCTTTATTGGTAGCTTCTGTATCTTCCTAAGATTCATCTTCTGCTTCTCTTCATAAAACTTTCTTACCAGTGATTGTTGTTGATTTCTATTGTAGTCCACATAGAACACATATACATTGTATTCCAAGTCTATAGTGGGACTCTCTTTGACTGTAAACTTAAATTCGGTGTATTCACCATTTTTAAGTGATACAACACCACGAGTCTCTTCTTCTAATTCCCTTAGGGCACATCTGATGGGGTTGAAAATTTCTCTTCGCCTGCATCCACCTGTGACAAATATCCATTCCTTGAATCTTCGATCCCTAACCGTTAGGAATCGGGGTTTATCGTCAACGAAACTGACGGGTATAGCTATAGCTTTGTATTTTTTCATTGCGCATTCGCAAGTTATAATAACCGGATATGTTTATTCCTCCTTCTTTTCTTCAGTAACCTCAGTTTCAGGTTCAGGTTCATCTGTGGTGGGCTCGGGTGCTCGCATCCTCTGGATGAGGGTACTGGAAAAGTTCTTAAGACCTTCAAGGTCCTGCTTCTGCTTGTTCATCTCCTTGAATAGGAAAATGACACCAGCGATAGCTACGATGGTGGCTACCATCATGAGGGTTTCACGGTCCATTGCAATCATTATAACTTAGATACACACCTTCTTTTTAAGTATTCTACACGATAACACCCATTTGAGTTCTTCCTGATGGTGGACAATCGTAGGGACTTTGGGCAAACTGAACGGATTGGTAATGCGCATCTTCACAAGACTTTTGAGTAGGTGCTGTGGGGTGAGCAACATACTTTTCAAGTGTCCTGGATTTAGGATCATACGTCAATACAAAAACGATGGCAAGTAGGAAAACTACGTTCCACATATGTTTTATTAGTTACAAAGAGATTTAATTACTGTAAAGGAGACCTCCCATACCATTTTCCACACGTAAAATGTTGAAATTCACTGCATAAATATCCTGGTCGGAATCATTACGGTCGTTTACGATACGAGCAGAGTCGAGGCGGCTGAAATTCAGGCTACCAGTGGGCTGAACCTTACCGGCGTCAAGGCAGAAGGGGTAAAAGAAGAGCTTCTCAACGGTAGCAGAAGCAACCGCGGATCCGGCGTTAGTAGTGTGGTAGTAAAGGGGAACCACCGAAAAGTTGGGGTTGGCAAATTTGAAGTCAGCAACATCAGTGCCGTTAATCTGAAGCTTAAGCTTATTGTCAACACCACCATCATTACCAAGAATGTTCACCGCGGAAGAGTTAGCAGCCGCCAAATACTTGACGGGGTGATTCAGGTTAAGCTCCTGAATCTTGGCACCAGACTTAATAGTCTTCTGGACCTGGGTAATCAGTAAGTTCTGAGGGTTGGAAGCGAAAAACTCACGCTCCTGGGTATCGAGGTACGCATAATTGGCATAGATATCCCACTTGCGGCTGGAATCAGCGGCGTTAGCACCCCAAGTGATGCGAAGCTCGACGTCATGATACTGGAGGGCAATAAGTGGAAGGGCAGTCTGCCAGTTCTCACAGAAGGCAAAACGGAGAGGGTAGAAGTTGGAGTTGGTAGAACCACCGAAGAGATCACCCGCGACGGACTTGGAAGAAGTGGTAGCAGAGAGAGTAGGAGCAATTAGGGTAGAGTAGGTAGAATCTTGTTCATCAATAACTTGCCCACCCACGAGGAGCTCTACCTTATCAATAAGAGTAGTCCAATCAGACTCCTGCTGCACAAGAGAACCATTGTTCACAACAAGGTAAACATAATTGAGAAGGTCACCCTTGCGCTCGAAGCGGACGGTAGACATACCACCGTTGGACACGTTACCCTGGATCACCTGACGTTCCACGGTTTGGGAGAAGTTAGTATAGCGCTTATAGGTAGACCTGAAAAAGCTGATTTCGGGTTGGCCTACTAGGTGCACATCCTGTGCACCCACGGCGACGAGTTGGGCAATACCACCAGACATTTTATAATATAGTGAGACTTTATTTTTAAGTTTGGACGATTCTTAGAAGGTTAGATACGGCAAACTTTAGAAACTCTGAGACAGTTTGTAAAGTTTGTGTACGAGTGACTGCGTCACTCGGGATATTTAACCACAATGGTAGGTACACCCAACATACGCCGCTATGTGGGCAGCGTTTGATTGGTCTGTTTGGGCCCCCGAGACATCGAGATACCTGACTTTGTACGCCTTTTGTGTTTCTTCGGAATCGACCCACTGGAACCGACCGTACGGGTCAAGGTCGTTGTCACCATTTTCCTTCTTCTTGATTATCTGAACGGGAAGGTCCTCCGGACTGAAATCACAGTCCATAGTGATTTTGGCGACTGTAGAGTTTCTGAGGGAATCTGAATCCTGTTTCTGTGCGTACCCGGGTAAACTGGAGGTGGTCAGGTAATCCCCCGAAACGAGGTTTCCGTTCGTGTTGGCGACCCACAAAGCCCCTTCGCCTATGGAGTTTACTATGACCCTGTTGTCCCCAAACTCTTTGGCGGAGGAAACCCGCCCGATACCGATTGTCTGGGTCCGTTCGACCCCACCCCCTTCAAACCTGTCCACGACCCCAAAAACGCTTCGGTCATTGACGACGTTCGATAGGGAAACCACTGGAAGGGATTCACTCGATTTAATGGCACCGAGACCCATCGTCACAGGACCGTTGAGACTCATGTATTTGTTCTGGTTAGCCGAAACCACCAGTCCCTGGCTCATTCGACCTTCGGGGAAACAAATATGTTGGCCCGTGAACGAGAGTAACGTCCCGTCAGCCCTTATGCCCGAGGAAACTATGAGCTCCGAATTAAACCCATTAGTCGGTGCGGAGTATACTTGGGCCGAGCCGGCGGAGGAAAACACGGGGTCATCATTTTTTGCCCCAACGATGATGTACTTCCCGTCCCCTGAGATGGAGACCGAGTAGCCAAATTGGTCTTGGGCCGCCGGGGTCGGGTGGAGGAGCTGCTTCTGGTGGGTCCACGAGGTCCCGTTTCGGACGTATACTTGGGCCGAGCCGGAGAAGTCGCCAGATGGGTCATCTAAGTATGCCCCAACGACGGCGTATTCCCCTTCCGCTGAGATGGCGAGCGACCAGCTAAAATGGTCGTACGCCGTCGGGGTCGGGTGGAGGAGCTCCGCCTGGTGGGTCCACGAGGACCCGTCCCGTAGTCCCCGCGCGAAAACGTGGGCCGAGCCGGTGTCTAT